ACCGCCGTTAGCCCTGTTCCTCAAGTTGCCGAGAGAAAGCCAACAGAACATGACAGCCCGCGCGCCGCGAATCCCTGCTTGTTTTCATAAGGGGACAAGTCCCCTCGCGGCTTACGCCGCTTCACCCCTAGAGCGACCATTGGCAGAGCGGCGCGAGCCGCAGTGCCACCAGACGTCGCCGGAGCCGAGGCTGCCGTTGACGCACCAAAGACCGCCGTTAGCCCCGTTCCACAAGACGCCGAGAGAAAGCCACTCTCTCCAGCCGACGGTAGTGTCCACGACCTTATAGTTGCCGTCGCAGATGCCAACAGAAGTCGATGCACCCGTTCCCTGCTGAATCATCAGGCCGTTGACCGTCTTGCAGTAAAGAGCGTAATTCCATCCCTCAGCTGCTTGTCCGGGAAATGCCCCGGCAGACAGCGCGCTGTCCGGTGAGCTGCCGGCCTTCTCGTTCTTAGTGTCCGGGTTCACGTAAACGACCGTGCCAGTACCTGTGTACTGGATTAGGACGTTTCCAAGAACCTCAAGTATTCCAAGGCCGAGCTCGATACCCTGAACGACAAAGGGCTGCTTTCCGTCCGTGCAGCTCGTCGGCGATCCGTCGCCCTCAACCATGTCGCAAGAGCCGGTGTTCCACGGTGCGGTTGCGAGCTGATAGGTCGTAGCGGTCGAGAAGGGCTTAGCGACATCGAAATAGACTGCCACATTGGATGCGTCGACGGCAACCTTCTTGGTGACCCTCGCTCCATCGAAGATATCGCAGTTGTAATCGTAGCCGCGGTCGGTACTCGTGCCAGTATGTGTGCCGAACATCATCGCGGAGCCGATTAGAATCTGATCGGCCTTGTCCTTGGCGATAACGACCCTCGTGGTGTTGCTTTCAGCGAGTGTCGGAGTGGCGGTGATGTCGTATCCGGTGCATCCGGTAAAGATACTCTGGCTGTTCTTCGTCGCATACTTGAGCAGGAACATCGTCTTGACGTACCAGTCATCGGCTGCGACCTTGAGTGAATCGCCGGTGCTCGCGGTCTTCATCAGACTGATGCCGCCGTCGTGGCTCACGCTGCGCGTCTTGACCGCAGCGCCGCTCACGCTTCGCGGCTTGGCGTCGGCATCGACCGACAAGGCATACTTCGCGTAGAGCATGTAGGGACGCTGCGCACCGTTCGGCAGCAGTGCAGCGGGCTGCCGCTTCATGCCGGGCTGGCGCGTGTCTGAGACGGTGAGGTTCACCGCATCATCGGTCTCGCTCTCAAGCGTGTAGAGCACCGGTGTCAAGACCCATGTATCGTCGAGCCGTGAGAAACGTCCATCGCCGTCAATTGCGGTGACGTAAGGCATGCCGTCGGCATTCACGCCGCCGTTGACCTCAACGAAGAAGAACGCGCCCTGGTTGACGTACGGGTCGATCGCCGCGCGCCCGATGACGCCGGGCTTGGGGTTGGCGATGCCGGCGTTCGCGCCTGTCTTGGTACAAGCGGTTGAGCTGCCCTTCGGGATGCTAACGCCGTAGTTCTTCCCGTCTCGCATACGAGAGAGCCATGCGGCGATGGATGCATTGTCGTAGCGCCCAGTTTCCTCGCTGAACTTCGGCACCGTCGATGCACCCATGCCTTCAAGCGCGACGGCAATGCGCTCAAGCGTCTCGTTTCGTGGAAAAGTAAAATCCATCCTTTGACCTCCTAAATAGTCATGTCAACCAACACAGGCCACGAGTTGCCCTGCGCATCGGTCACGCGCTTGAAATAGATCTTCATGTCACTGCTGACGGAGCCACGAGCTTCCTCAGCCGCTTTGCGCGCGTCCGCTGCCGCCAGGTCTGCTCCGTCCTTGGATGCGTTCGCCGCGTTTGTCGCGGCGTTCGCCTTGCTCGTCGCGGTGTTGGCCGCGTCCGTGGCGCTCTTGCAGATGTTGACCGCAGCGTTGGCGTTATTCAGCGCCTTGCCCGCGTCGGTGACGGCCTGCTCGCCTTTGGTGACGGCGGTTTCGGCGCGCTTCTCAAGCGCCTCTACTGCGTTGTCCCATGATTTCGCCGGAGTATTTCCCTCGCGGGCGTCGCGCATGATGTCCAGCGCGAAGCGCTCGGTCTGCACCGTATGCGTTCCGTTTGTGAATTCGAAATAGGCTTCGTCGGTATAGCCTGGCACGCACGCTAACTTCGATTCCTCACAGACGTGCGTTACGGTGTTGCCGGAAACCGTCGCGGTTCCCTTGTAGTAGTGGATACGATCGGGCAGACGCGCAACCAGGTACGCCGTATAGCCATCAAGTGCGAACTCCCCGCCGTTGTCGAAGACGAGCGCCTTGATGGTGGTTCCGCCGTTTTCGCCCTGGGCGATGCGGATGCAGTTGTTTCCGCATCCGCGCTTGTCGATATCAAGCTCGATAGTCTGATTGTTCATTACGCATCACCGTCGATTAACATCCATTCGCAATCAAGGATCTCGTTGCCGGACATCTTGCCGATTACCTCGCCGTAGGAAATCTTGAAAAGGTTGGGACGGTGCTTGATGTTCGCGTAAAGCTCGATCTCTGAGCAGAACGATTTATAGCCTTCTGACCCGATTTTGATTCGAGAGTTACCGGTCGGAGAGCCGTCCTCGCCAATCTCTGGCTCACCGTATTTCGAGATCAGCTCATCGCGGCGCTTGAGATACTCCATGCACTCCGAGCGCAGAACACGCGTATTCCGAGCCGCCGCGTAGCCCACGATGTCGCGGCGGTCGAGCAGTGGCTGAAGAGAAACCAGCATCTGCTCCATCTGGCCGTTTGTGTACTCGTCTGGAGCCACATATTTGACATTGATGCTCTGCTCTTGCTCGGTTACGGTCGCACCGAGCGCGTCGGCAAGTGATTCGATGCCTTTATCCATTGGTGGTAGCCTCCTCGACCACAGGCTGCTGTACATCTATGCTTGCGATTTCAGCAGCGACATTCGTAACTTCTTCCTCAACTGTTTTGTAAACCGTGTAGCCATTGGATGCGTAATAATCGAGCATCCACGGCTGCACATAAAAAGCCAGGCCATCTTTCGCAACTTTGTAGTTGGCCATTGTTTCTCTCCTAAAGTGCCGTGACCATGAGGCCGTGATCGAAATTCAGAGTCCAGTTCGTCCAACGCATCGAGAGGTTTTGGCAGAGATTGCTGACGTTGTAGGTTCCTGTCAACGACATGTTCGTCCACGAGCTTTGTAGATTTCCAACGAGAGTGACGCTGCCGGTTCTGCCAGTCTTGCACTCGACGTACTCGCCGCGATCCTTGTATGGCCCGACTCCGATCCAGTCGTCGGTCAGAAGGCAAATGCATCCCTTGCCTGCCAATCGCGCACCATATACACGGCTACTTGTGTTGTAGTTGTTGAATCCGACGTAGCCCGTAATATCCTCAGCCGTGCCGCCGTATAGGTATCCGTTGGCCATTGCCGTGTAGCAGGTGCCGCCGCCGACGCTGAAGCCGTCTGTACCTATGTAGAGGCCAGAGGTGTTCGAATCGAGCGTGAGCTTATATCTATACAATTTGTTGTTATCGATTGATAGCCCGCCGATGACGCCATAGGTCGTCTGGAAATAGCCACTCGTTAGACTCCAGTAGTTCTTCCCCTGACCGTCGCCGATTGTTCCGCTCTTGAGGTATGTCGCATTGACGTACAGCTCGCCATTGGACATGTAGATGCCTTTGTTTGCTCCGTCGTTGGTGAGCCGATTGAAGATCTCTTGCTGTTTGAGGCTCTCGTCGAGCTTGTCGACAAGTTTCTCCGCATCGGTCTTAGCCACCTCTTGCGCAATCATGCTCGTCGCCTGTCGCGTTACCGCCGCATAGACATTTACTGCGGATGAGTAGTTTTCATAAGCGCTCTTATAATCCGACATGGCGGCTTTCAGCGCCTCGGCTGTTGAGCAGTTCGTGACATCCGAGATGGCTGACATCAGGACATCGAACGCTCCACCCTCGCCGAATGCGTTGTTGTACCTCGGCTCTAAGACTTGCGCCTTGAACTGAACCTGCAAGTTTTTGTTTGACGACAGATATTTGTGTAGTGCAGATAGGTCTTCTTTATCTTTCTGCACGGTCTGGAGAATCTTATTTACGGCAGCTTTCTCCGCCTCGGTGACGATGCCGTCTTTGGCGATGTCGTCAACCGTCTTGTCGAGGCTGCTTATCGTCTCGTCGAGTTCCTTATTCCTTGTCTGGAAGTCTTCCCCAAGGGCCTCGATGTTTTTTCCGTTCTGCGTCATTCTGCTGTGCAGGTCTTCGATAACGCCATCGACAGTCCAGCCGGCATCGCCGTATTTGGCATTTGGCGAAAGCTGGAATTCGCCTGTCTCCAAGTCCCAATAGTTCGCGCCCACCTCGTCGGTGAGCAGGCCAGCGCGGATGCGGTCTGCCCGCATCGTCCCGGCGTTGATGCAATCGGCGCTGACTTGAGCGCCAGTGATGAACGTGCGCCAGTTCCATTGGCCGTCGCTTGTAAGTGATGCGGCAAGGCGGATGCCCATGCCGTTGATGTTTACCGCCCACATGCCGGAGGTTGCCTTGAGCGGAACGCCCGTTGCGGCATCAATCGGCACGTTGGAGTATATCGCGCCGAGCTCGAACGTCTCTATCTTGTATGTGCCGACGGCACTGAACGCCTTGTTGAGCGCGCCCATGAGCTGGTTGAGCCACGAGATGGACGTGCCGGCAGCCGCGTCATAATTAGCCCGCTGGTTACTGCCGCTCTTGAGCTGCTGTGCCATGGACTGAAAGATGTCGGCCAGATTATCGGTTAAGTTGCCGAACACCACCGTGGCATCGCCGGTCACCAAGTCGCGGGTCAGTTTCGAGACGCGTCCCTTGAGTCTGATTCCGGCATCGGAAAAGCCCTTGTCGATGATCGCAACGCAATCGCCGACGGCAACGCTCTCCCAATCTCGACCGAAAGCGAACAGGTCGATCACGCTTGCTTCGTATGAGACGGTCGGTGTTTTGGCTTGCTCGAGATAGTCGTTCGTCTCGGCAAGAAGCTGCGCCGCGTCCTCGCATTGCTCGTTAATGTAAACGTCCACCGCAGGCGCGATGCCGCCGTTGCCGTCGGGATGTCCCCAAACCTTGGTCGCGGAGGTATCCTCGACGTAATTCTTGCCGCCGTTTATATCGCCGAAAGTCAAGCGCCGGCCAAAACCGCCGCCATCGGTCTCAACGCCCTTGCCGTAACCGTAAACGCGCGTCTTTGGGTTGGCGCTGCCGGTCTTGCGCTTGATGCTAATAAGGTCTTTAGTCCACGTGAAGCGCTTGGGGCTTTGCTGGTTTCCGCGTTTCGCGACCACGCGCACGTATCGGTGTGTGACCTGCACACCGTCCGTCTCGATGACGGTTTCAAGCTCGCCGCCCCATGTTTTGAGCAGATCGCTCAAGCCCTCGCGCACTTTTACGTGATAGAAGGTATGCGAAGCGGTGCCGGGCTGGTCGCAGTTGCCGACTTCCCAGCGTGTGCCAGCGAGTATCGAAGCGAGCGCCACAGCCACGCTGCCGGACGGTCGCTTGTCCTCGATGTAGTCATCCCACGTCTCGTTGATTGAGTTGATGCACGTTATGCTGGTATATGGCTTGCCGCTGTCATCGTGCAGTCGCTCGATTTCGTCGACGATGTGTTCATGCACAACGCCTTGTCGGTCAACCCATACAAGACGCTCCCCCTTGCCCAAATCCTCATCACACCTGATCTTAAGCTCGTCGGTGCCGTCTGTAGCGTCCTCATGTGTCGCCGCGGTGTAGGTGAGCCGTCCGAGATTAGCGCCGAAACGGCTGAAACGAGTGAAGTTGACCTTTTTGGTTAAAGCCATCTTTCCTCCCATTCCAGCGTCGCGGAGCCGCTAGAGATCTTGATGTGCGCACGGTCTTTAATCTCGAAGAAATCGCTCATGATGTTGAGCTGAGCAACCGAGCCGTTGACCGTCGCGTGCTCAGTAGAGAAGTCGAGCCTGATGGTGCTGTCAGCCGTGAGCGGCTGAATAATCTCGACGAACTCACCGGTGTCGGTGTTGGTTATCCTCCAGGCACCTCCGGCAGACGGCTTCGCCGTCACCTTAATATGCGCGGGAAGCGTGCCGCCGACGGAGACGGCGGCGGAGCCGGTTATCTCGATACGGCGGCGCTGCCCGCGATAGTCCGGATCACCTATATGGAATGTCACCGACGTGCCAGGGCAATCATCGGTAATCTCACCCAAATCCGTGATGCCGCTGACAATGGCCATGAGATAGCGCGTTGGGTCATCCGGCAGGTACAGCGGTGCCGGCTCATCCGTCCAGAGCATCGCCGCCAGTTTGTGACGAGCTTCGGCGACATCGCGCCGATGTTCCGTGCGCAGCCACATGTCGACGGTCAGGTCGTATCCCTCTCTTTTCACCGACTTGAACAGCTCGCCATGCCTTCCGGGCACATCCTCGAACGTCGGTTTCACGCTTGCCATTATCGGGCGGTGAATCTTGCAGAAGACGAGGCTCGACAGGTCGTGGCCGTTGAAGACGATGCTGTCGCTCTGGTTGTGCTTGCGTTTACGCTCCAACGGTCACTCCCCTCTGCTTCAGGCGGCTGGCGATGCCAGCGCCGATCTGCTGTCCCGTCGTGTAGGCGTCAACCTTGTCGTTGACCGTTGCGTTTACGGTTACGGAGACGCTGACCGGATTTGCCCCGCCGCCCCAGCGGTCGAAAGCCCTTGAAACGGCGTCCTCAACGCTCTCGCGCAGCTTCCTGTCCGGAGTGACGTGCTCGCCGCCGGCCTCACCGACGCCGATGATGCTCGGGCGGTCGAAGTAGCCGCCCTTTGCATACCAGCTCACGCTGATGCTCGGTAGGTCGACGATGCCGCCGATATCCCTCCACGAGACGGAAAAATGTGGAAGGCTGATATGCGGCAGACTGATACGGATACCGGAGAACGCCGATGAAATCTGATTGGGTATCCAGCTAATCGTGTTCCAAGCGCTGTTCAGTTTGTTGGTTATGCCATTCTTGATACCCTCGAAAACACCATTAACCTTCGTTCCGAGACCGGGAAAGCCGAGCTTACCGCCAATCGTGTCGGCAATGTTGATGGCGTTCGTCTTGGCATTGCACAGCTTGTTCGTTATGTTGTCCTTGATGAGGTTGAAGGCGTTGGCCGCTTCGGTCTTGGCGGTCGACCAGTCACCGTTCATTGCTGCCTGAAGTGCTTTCGAACTCGAAGACCCGACTTCAAGGCCGGTCTGCATGTCATTTTGAATCGAGTTCTTAATCGACCCGAACTTTTCCGAAGCCGCTGACTGGAGATTTCCCCAAGCGTCTGATGCATTTGTCTTCAGGTTTTCCCAGGCATTCGATGCGCCTTCCTTGATTCCATCGAACTTCGCAACGAGGTCGTTTTTGACTTCCTCGGCCTTGCCGGTTATCCCGTCCCAGATTCCTTGCCAAAAAGCGGGTACCCCTGCAAAGAAGTCCTGGACTCCCTGCCACTTCTCAGAGATCCATCCGGTGAAATCAGACCACATCTGCTTGCCGGTCTCAGTCTGCGTGAAGAACCACGTAAGACCGGCAACGGCGGCGGCAACAGCCGCCACACCGAGCAGAATCGGGTTTGCCGCAATGAGACCGGTGAAGGAAGTCCAGCCGTCACCGACGGCACCGATAGCGCCCTTGAGACCGCCAAACTTCTCGGAAACGGTTTTGATGGTGCCGCCGATCTCGCTTCCCGCCTGCAACACCTTGCCGGCACCGGTCGCAAGGCCGCCAAAAGCCAGGGTTCCTAGCGCGATGTTGGTCACAAGATCTTGCTGTTCTGGAGACAGTTGCTGAAACCAGTCGGAAACGCTCTCAAGCGCCGGGGTGACCTTCTCGAGAAGAGTGGTGCCAAGCTCCAAGACCTTTTCCTTGACCGGCAGCGCGGCTTCACCGGCTTCGGTCAGCTTCTGGTTGAACTGGGCCTGCTGCTCGCGCGAGTCGAGCATGGTCTTGTTGTTGTCCTGGTACGTCTGGCCGATCTCCCCATAGAGGCCGTCGAGCGTCTGCGTGATAAGCGAAGAGCGCTCCTGCTCGCTGCCGCAGGCCGCAAGGGCTGCGTTGAATGCGTCCTCCTTGGTAGCACCCTGCCCAATCGCGTCGTTGAACGCCTGCTGCGCGGCTTGGTTTCCGGAGAGCGCGGCGCTCCACTGCTCATTGCTCGCGGTGGCCCAGTTAAGTGCGTCTGCCAAACCGCCTGTAACGGTTCCGGTATGTGCCGTCTCCTGGGACGCTTCGACGAGGTTCTCGAGCGGCAGGGCATCGCCGAACTTCGAGAAGGAGCCTGCGGCGATGTTGTTCCACTTGTCCAGCTCCTGCTGGTCCGTGGTCAGTCGGGAGAGGTTCTGCGCCGCTTCCGTTGCCGTGTCCTCTTCGCCTAGCAGCTTGTAGAAGAGCGTATAGGAGTTTCGGGCCTGCTCGCTCGTACCGCCGGCGTCTTTCCATGCGGCGTCGAGCTGATGCGTCTGCTCGATGTTTTCTTCCTGACTGGATGCCAGACCCACGAGCGCCGTCGCAGCTCCACCGATGGCACCGGTAATCGTCTTGCCGGCGGTCTCAAGCCCCTTGCCGGCCTTCGCCAGCTTGTCGCTGTTGTCCTGTACCGTCTGTCCGAATTGGTACAGGCCGGTCTTGGATGCTTCCGCTTCTCGGCTCACGCTCTTCAGGTCATCGGCGTAGCTCTCTAGCTGGCTCTCACAGATGGCCACTTGCGCCTTCAGGCTGGAATACTGCGCCTGCTCGCGCTCCGTGAGCGCGACACCGCTGCGCTGCTTTTCCTCAAGGGTAGCGAGCGCGGATTTATACGCGTCGAGCTTGGTCTTGGTCTCATCGTACGCACGGTTCAGCAGCTTGGCCTTCTCGGTCAGGAGCTCTGTGTTGCCGGGGTCGAGCTTCAGCGCGCGGTTGATGTCCTTCAGCGCGCCCTGCGTATCCTTGGCGGTGCCCTGCACCTTCTTGAGCGCGCCTTGCAGCTCGGTCGTGTCGCCGCCGAACTTGATCGTCAGACCTTTGTAAGTAACTGCCATGGTCACCTCTATTCAACTGTCAAGAAGCCATGAGTGCACAGAACAGCGCGCCGTCTGCGGTGCGCTGTCGCTTTGTCCTCACGACCAGAACTCTTGCTCGCCTTTCCTTGCTTCCTCGTCATCCTCGGCATACGCAATCGCGTCGTGCACGAACGAATAGATGTCGAGAAGCGTCTGCACCTGTCTATAGCTGAGCTTTTCCAGATCGCCTATAGACAGCCCGGCCTGCTGGCACTCGTAGATGTAGAGCGCGTCGCAGCTACTTTGCAGCTCCGTCGGCAGCGGCGGCATCGGTCGCTTCGGCGGTCTCGGCTGCCACGTCTTCCTTTGCGTGCGGAAAAAAGTTTTCCTTCACGATATCCATCACGTCGGCAGACCAACCACCGGAGCGCTCCAGGTCGTAGGCGTCTGGCGGGAAATTGCCAATCCACTCGTTGAAGGGCTTGGTTTTTGGGTCGGCGGTCTTTGCGCATGCGTAGAAGACCTCAAGCAATGGCACGATTGGGGTGACCCTCGATCCTGCCGTGACCTCAAGGATCATGGAGACGTCTTCGTTGATGTCCTTCGGTCGCTTTGAGCCATCGGCGCGTTCGACCGAGAACTCCCGAGAGAAGACGATTGGCGTGAACGCGTTGCATGCGACGGGAACGGAAATGTCACCGATGGAGATCTCGCTTACCATGCTATGCCTCGCTCGGTGCGGGCGTGAGCTGCGTGTCGACCTCATCGAAGAACTTATCGTAACCTTCAAGGTCGCTGAAGCTGTCATACGAGCTGCCTCGCCAGCCGCTCGGAAGCGTGACGGGACGCCACGTGATGTCATAGTCGAGCTGCGTGATGTCCGGCTTGTCCTCAAGGGTCTTGGCGTCCATGCTCGGTGCCTTGATCTGGCAGCAGAGGAAGCAACGACGCTTGCCTACGACATGCCCCGGCTGCTCGCACATGAAGGCGAACTTCTTCGGAGTCTTGCCGGAGGTGCCAAGGACTCGACCTTTTGCGTCGATGTCGAAGCCGACGAGGCTGGCGAACAGCTTGCGCATCTCAACAGTCCCCTCCGTGTCGTAGAAGGAAATGGTGCCGGATCCGCCGTTGTCCTGAGTTTTGTCGAGCCAGGTCTCGTTATCGGCATAGCTCGTCGCAGTCTCGACGGAAGGCTCCATCTTGATCTCTACGGTACCGGGAACTCGCACGGGCTTAGCGTAGGTAAAGTTGTCCTCACTCTCGAGCACGGCGATGTGAGCGTTCTTGACGCCGAAATATCCGTTTCGTGGCATAAGATGCCCCTTTCTTAATATTCAATCACGTTAATCTCGTAGGCGGTCTCGATGACGCCCTCTCCGTCGATTGCCGTCACGGTTTTCGTGTAGGCGAATTCGGCGGCATCCAATGCAGCTTCGATTCGCTGCTCAAGCTCGTAGTCGCGCGACGCGCAGTAAAGCGCGCAGTCGTACGGCATCCACCTGATATGCGTCACGTTGTCCGCAAAGACGGCTTCTGAGTAACCGGCTTCAATCTCGATGTACGGAGGTGCAGGCCGCTCGTCAGCCAGGAACGAGCCGTTGCTGAACGGCAGCCCGAACGACTTGAGAATGCCGACAAGCTCATCCAGTGTCTTCATCATTCGCCGCCTTTCGCGAACTCCGCGGCGACCTCGTTGTAGACGCCCTCGATCACATGGTCGCCCGCGACGTGCCCGGGATACCTGCCGCTCTGGTTTGCGATGGCGTGACCCTTCTCCAGCAGGTGCGTCAGCTGGTACTGCCGGTTGTGCACGGTGCAGCTCGTGCCTGTCTCGTCGGTCTCAACGTCAGACGTCCAAGCCTTCGCGTAACTGCCCCCGTGGTGGACGCGCTTACGGCTTCGCTCGCGCAGCAGCCTGACCGCCTTCCGTCCGGCGGCGCGGGCGTTTCCCTCCAGAGCCTCAACGTCATCGTCGATCACGTCCTGCATGTCGTTGACGATAATCTCGGCAAGATTGTCGATATTGACGCCGCTCATCGGTCACCAGTCCTCTCGACAAGCGTGAGCCGGATGTTGTCCGCGCCGCTTATGAGCCGGCTGTCGACCGAGTACGTCACGCCGCCGAACTCGACGAGGGTTTCGCCGGAATATGCGCACGAGCGTATCTCAATTACCGCCTGCGGTTTCACGCCCGCCTGAGCAGCGACGTAATAGGTCGCTGCGCTCATCGAGAAGACGTTGCACGGCACGCGCCTGCGGCGTTCCTTCCTGTGCGGGACGCCCTTCTCATCGCGCTCTGTCTCGGTCGCGATGAGCGTGCACACCCCAGACCACCTACTCATCTCTCGGCTCCGCCCTGTACAGCGAATCGCCGCTCATCGACGTGAGCATGCATCCGAACGACTTCATGAAGCCGTCGGCGTCCGGGTTATCCATACCGAAGTTGGCCTTGACGTAGACCTTGATGGCAAGGCGTATCCTACCGTCATCATCGTCTGTCGCCTTCTCCGGCCTGACGCCGCCCGCGACAAGCTCGGCGCGGGCGGCTTCGATGACATCGGCGATCTCATCGTCGTAATCATTGCAGAATGCCGGGATGCGGAGCGTGGCGCGGCAGGCATCGAGAATGCATTGCTTCTGCTTCTTCTTGTCTGCCATAGCGCGAGACCTCCCTAGGCAGTCTTGATGGTCAGCTGGGCGAACGACTTGGGCACTGCAAGGCCGCAGTCGATCAGCTCGTAGCCGTCGAAGCAGCGGTTCTGGCTTCCGTCGGGCGCGATATAGGGCATTACGTCGGGACCGTCAAACACGTTGCCCTCGAACAGGTCGGGGTAGCCGGCGATGATCACGCCGTCGGCAATGGAATCGTCGCGCTTGACCAGCTTGCCGAAGATATGGCCCTCGACGGACGGGTCGGCATTCTTCTCGTCGACGAAATAGGAGCGCCCGTTGCTGTCCTCGAGCATGGCGATGAAGTTCCAGATGACGCTGTTGTTGGCGTAGATGATGGCACCCTTGGGAGCTGGGTTGTTGTAGGTGTAGAGCTTGGAGAGCAGTCCGGCGAGGTCGGCTTTCTTGAGCGCATTGACCGTGGAAGTCTTGATTTTGTTCGTTTCCTCCATGCCGTAGTCCTTGTTGACCAGGCGCGCGTGGGCGTGGGTGTTGCAGGCAACGGACAGTCGTGCAGCGATCTCTTTGACAAGGTAAGACTGGAAGGAATCGACGGACTGGACGGCCATGCGGCGGCTCATCTTCAGGGTCTTCTTAATCTCGACGCCCTCGAACTTGAGCGTGTCGTACGTGTTCTGCTCACCATCAGCCGGCGCTGCGCCCTCGGCGGTCTGGGCGGCGTCGCCAGCATCAATGGACTTGTGGCGGATGATCTCGAACTGATGGGGGAAGTTCTGCTTTGGCATGTCGCCCCACAGAACGGCGGTGTTGTCGATGAGCGAGATAATCTCGTTTTGCAGCTCGACTGGGATGACGGAACCGGTGTTGGCGGTCGTGTGGTTGAATTCGGCGCGCTGCTCCATGGCATGGTTCTGCGCGGCGCGCTCCGCGTCGGTCAGTGCGTAGCCCTCTACCAGCTGTACTCCAGCGCGCTCAGCGACGCCCTTCACCCACGCGCGCTGCTCGGCGGCGGCGTAGTCGGTCGTGTCGTAGACCGCGCCGGTTCCGAAGTTGTTTGTGGATCGAGCAAGCGGGACGGAATCGATGCGCTGTGCGGTGCCGTTGTCGATGGCGGCGCGGGCGGCCGCCATTGCGGCAGCGCGGGTCTGCGCGGTCTGGTCGAGCTGTGCGCGGAGCTGATTGATCTCGTTGGTGAGCTCTGCCATGCGGGCGGCGTCCTCATCGGACGGGTCGGTGTCATCGCCGTACTTGTCGACGAGTGCCTGAAGCTCTTTCAGCAGATCTTCAAGGTTCATGTTTGTTCCCTTTCTAGTTGGTGGCGATTGCCATTACTGCACGCGCACGGATGAGCGCGTTCCTTCGGCGCGCGTGCTCCCCGCGCGACTTCTCAATCACTCCGTTGAGAAGGTTTCTTGCACTTATTTCGGTGTTGGGGTCAGCCGGGTAGCTGACCGCAGACACGTCATAAATCTTCTTGACCCTCGTGATGGTCGTGATGTGCGTATCCCTGTCGTACTCGGACGCGCCGATAGTGAACGCCCACGACATACGGGTCACGAGGCCGTTGTTGATTTCCTCAAATCTGCTGCGGGCGGCAACTGACTTTGATAGGTCAGCCGCGATAAACAGTCCATGCTCATCTGGTTCGACAACCAGAGTGCCGTTTGATTGGCGCGCCAAGACATCGCCGCAGTGGTCGAATTGCATGATGATGTCGCTCATGTCGGTATCTACGAAGGCATCGGGGCTGATGACCTCTCGATACTCGGTGCCGTCAAATGGGTCTTCCCACAAGACATACGGATCGTTGAAGGTCGAAGCGTATCCCTCTACATAGCAGTCGGAATCGATGCGCTTCTCACGGCCCTGGCCTCCATCCACGCTACGCAGCACCATCGCCATTGAACGATACTGACGTTCATTCGGTTTCGCCGGCATCGGCATCGCCGTCCTTTCCGTCGATTTTTGCGATATTCGCGTTCGTCTCGGCGGCCTTCGCCGCCTGTTCCGATGTGTGCTCGCTGATCAAGTCCAGGTCAATGTACTCGCCACGAATGACATGGCGGTCGCCGCCCTCGTAGTGCGGTAGCTGGAACACGTCCGCGACCTGATTGCCCGTCATGACTCCACGGTCGTATAACGATGTGCTCACGTTGAGCTTCGTCTGGTTGCTCGCAAACTCAAGTCGGTTCGCGCTGAACATGATCGAGTTCCCGTGCGCAATCTCGTTCGGCGTGAACGTCATGCAGGTGAGCACGTAGCCCAGCTGCACGGCGAAGACCTCGGTTCGCCCCTCGTAGAAGGCGTTGTATGTGTCCTCGTCGGCCTTGTTCATGACGATATCTTCGTTGCTGCCGAAGAAACGGTATGCGGCTTTCTCGATTCGCTCCATCTGCGCCGCGTCGACCGTGTAGTTCTGCGGCGTTATCTGCTTCACGTCGTTGTACTTGTTGTCGTACACGGCGATGCCGCCGGCGTTTGCGGTTCCGAGCTGCTTGTTGAACTCCTTGCGAGCCTTTTCGAGGTCTTCTGGGTTGCGGTTCTGACTCATCTTGCCGATGAATCGAATGGCGGCGCCCTGCTCGATTGCGGTCTTCTCGGCCTCCGTCTGCGCGTGCATCAGCTCCAGCGTGGGACGGAGCACATCGGTTCCGTCTCCGAAAAGATCGCTCTTGAACTGATGCCTTGTCAGCACACCGACGCGCGACCACTCGATAAGCGTCTGCTCGCCGCCGTTGAACGACAGCTTGAGCCAGAGTTGGCCGCCGACATCGTATGCCTCGCACTGCCCCGGCAGAACCGGGTAGTATCCGACGATGGTAACCATGTCGGCAGCGGTGATCGGCACGATAAGGCACGTGTCGCACACGTCGAGCATCGTCGAGACGCGGTGCAGGAACTGCGGCGTCGTCATCCAAGGGTTTGGTTTCCATTCAAGCGACCTCGTGGCGGCACCTTGCGCGGTGCCCGAAACCTCCGGCTTGAGCTTGCTCGCATGGTCTGCGTTGCGCTCGATGATGCTTCTCGTCAGCTCGGCTTCGTAGATGCCGCCGCTCCACGTACTGAAACGCGGCGCGTACGCCGTGAACGTCTGGAAATACCCGTCGACCGCCTTCATTATCGGCTTGTGGAAGACGGCATCGAACATGGAGCGGAACACCGACGTTAGTTTCGCCACGGCTAACCCCCAATCATGCTTTTGAAATCGTCCATCATGTCCTTGAGTACGACGAATGCATCGCACTCCGCTGCCCACGCATCGATTCGGTTGCGCGGGTCTTGGTTCTTCTTGTCCGGCGCGATGTTTCCGTTCGCGTCGCTTCGCACCGCAACGTTCGAGCGGCACCATTCGGCGATCGGGTTTGAGTTGTCGACGATGCGGTTCTCCTTGTATAGCGCTCGCAGCTCCTTCATGGGCATCGAAAGCGTCTGCGCGCCCTGGATGACCTTCCGGAAGTTGTCCGCGCCGAAATAGCCCTCGTAGGCTTCCACCGTGGGGACGTCTCGCATGTGCCACGGGTCGTAGCCGCATGCGACGGCGTAGATACCGCACCTCTCGCGTATCTCGTCGACCCAATCGAGCACCTCGCGCTTGTCGATAATCGGCGTCGCTGACGTTCGCAGCAGGCCGCGCGCTATCCAAGCGTCGTACGGCACGCCGTCACGACCGCCGCGCCGCCCCTCTGCCTCCGCCTGCTCCAGAGCCCGGAGCGGAATCCAAGCCATGTGCAACGCGTAGATACGCTCATCGCCCGGCCTCATCATCAGCAGGCACGCCGCCGTGAGGTCGGTCGTATCCGATGCGTCGACACCGAGCACCGCGTAGGAGAACGACCCGTCTGCCGGGTCGAACGTCTCGTCATTGTGAATCTCAGCCCACGTGAGCCATGCTTGGCTCTGGTTCTCGATGAGGTTGAAGTCTTTGACCAAGAGCGTCGGCAGGAATGTCGGATCGTCTTTGGCCTTGCTCACGTTCTGGCGAAGGCTGTTTAGGCTCTTGATCGTCCCGAGTCCGGGATTGGCCTTAATCCATGCGGATTCGTCCTGCCATTCCTCACGCTCGTCAAGCTCGTAGATGAACGCGATGAAGCGCTCGGCCTTCTCGCCTGTTGCCTGACCGTCCAGCCACTTCACGGCGTATTCGTACTGTGCATCGAAAATGCCGTTGCGCACGAAGCCGTTCGTGGTGATCTCCAACACCAGCGGTTGCCGGCGCGCGGAGGTGCCCTGAATCGTGAGGTCGTAGAGGTCGCGGTTCTTCATTGCCGCAAGCTCGTCCACGATGGCACCGGAGATATCGAGACCGTCTAGGTGGATGGTGTTGGCGCTCAGCGCCTTAATCGAACCCATGTTGAGGTCGCAGTAGAGATCGCTCACGCGCTTTCGCACGTGCCTGCCAAGAGCCGGTGATGTCATCACCATGCGCCAGGCATTGTTGAAGCCCTTGGCCGCCTGGTCGTGTGCAGTCGCAACGTTGTAGACTTCCGGCGCGCCCTCATCGTCATTGATGAGCAAGTCCAGCTCGACGGCAGATGCCAGTGCGGTCTTGCCGTTCTTTCGACCCATGATCCAGAGCACTTCGCGGTACTGGCGCTTGCCCTCGACATCGACGAAGCCGAAGATGACCGACAGGATTGCCCGCTGGAACAGCTCCAGTTTGAAAGCATGACCGAGCTTGCCGGACGGCAGCCGGCAGAAGCGCTCGATGAAGTTGACGTGCTTCGCCGCGTATTCCTCGCGGAAATGGTAAGGGTACAGAGGGTCTGAGTTGTCCATATCGCGCAGGACATGCGCAGCCACCTGCTGAATCTTCTCGCAGGCGGTAATGGTTCCGTCGAGAACGCCGCCGAAATACTCTCGGATGGCCTTCTCACACTATCCAGCGGCTTTCTTCCTAGCCACCGAACCTCGTCTCGTTCAGATATTCCGCGAGCGCGTCTGCGGCGGTGCTGCCGGTCGGCATCATGTCGGTGATCTGCTTGATGCCGCGCGAGAACGTTGTGAACAGCTTGTTGTAGGCGGAGAAGCCGGGATGCTCGCGAACGCCTGATTGGCCGCCGCCGTTGTCGTACTCGGTGAAGATGCTCTCCCCCATCAGCTCGTTGCGAGCCTGGTCGAGCTTGACCTTCAAAAACGCGATGTTCGACATCAGCGGCATGATGGCGTTGCGCCTATCGTCGGGAATCACGTCTTTGGTGAGACGTTGGAGCTTCTTGAGCTCGCTTTGGTAGCGCGCCTGTATCGTCTGCCCGCTACGCTTCGGGGGACTTTTCGCAACTTTCGGCGAAATCTCGGTACTTTCGCACACTTTTCTCTTTGCCACACTACCACCCCCGTTCTGGGAACTTCTGCGCGCATAAATCTATCTCCTGGCGTTGGTGCCCGAGGCCACTAGCCTAGGTTTTCGAATGGGGGGATTGCTCGGCGCTCTGACC